CATGGTGTTGGATTCCCGTCTTCAAGATTGTCGATTTTCTCAGCGACAATGAGGAACGCATGTATCGCTTTGATTTTCTGGAGGTTCACGCATGCGCTCGCTACACCGGTATTGAATACACCAAGCTCATTAGTCCGCTTACAGCCGCAGACTACGCGGTGACGGCATGAGGGGATACAACTTCCGTGGACCGAGCAAGTATCATGCACGCCAAGCCTTCGCATCTGACGGGACCAAGTGTGCTAGTAGTGCCGAGGCTCGCTATTATGATCACTTGTTATTTACACACGCTGATTTCAATTATCAGCAGCGATTCGAGATCGTGCCGAAGTTTACATGCAACTGGAAGCGATATGCCCATCGCGTCTACACGCCTGATTTTGTGATCTATGAGGACTACAAGATTACTAAGGTGGTAGACGTCAAGGGCGGTAACGCGACGATGACGGCCGATGCACGGCTTCGCATGATGATGTTCATGTGGAAGTATGACATGCCGGTCACGATCGCAGAATACGATTCAAGGTCAGGTCTGTTCGTGGAGAGACAGGCGTAAGGAGAGCAAACATGAAAGTTTTAGAAACAATCTTATTGCTCATCGCAATGGTCTTAATCGCCATTGTAGCGCTCGACATGGTGTTTTTCACCGGTTGGGTGTTACCTATCACATGCTTGCTTATGGCGCTGGTTATGCTTGAATTTGTGCGAATCATCGCAGTGTGGGAAACGAAGGATAAAGGAGCGGATAAGCATGAGTGAAGAAGTATACATCAATTTTCCAGCTAAGTCGTTCAACGATCTAGCTGAATTATTCCGACAGCTAGGCGAAGCATTTCCAGACGCGCGAAATATCCAGCTTGAAAATATGATTCCCAGCGTATCAACTGGCGGAGAAGTTGGCATTCGAGCTATTTGGGTTAAGGAGGTATCGCGATGAGTGAAAAGACAATAAAAGTGGCCGCACATTGGTATAACGATGGCGGCGATGTGGAAATCGTGAATCTCGTAAGCCTTGACCCTGATCGAGAATTGCAGAACGACCTTTTCTGGTATGCGGGAAGTCAGCGTCCATTTTGGCCACAAGGAACGCTGTTGTCCGACGAAGATGTGCAAGCTACTCGTTGCTATAAAATGCGGAAAATGCAGTCAGTCCAAGCCGATATTCCGGACGATTGCTATATGCCAATGGAGGTATCGCGATGAGCTTATTTGCAGTTAAAAATGCAGACGGCTGGTTCTGGGACTTCACCGATGAGGGCTTTTACGAAGAAAATGATACTCGAACGGCTGCCATTCCGAATCGAGATTATGCTAACCAAATCGCAAAGGAACACGATGGGACACTCACTGAGTATGTGCAGAAACCCGTGCCGGTCGTGGTTAGTGAGGCTGAAGCCAAAATTTTGGAGGGTGCGAAGAAAGACAAGCATCCATGTATGTATATCGCTTGGAAAGTGCAAGTCGATGATGAGGACCGCCTGCTCCGCGCCTACGTCAACGGTTGGACGGTAGAAAAGCCGAAGCGGTTCATCATGCCGATGGAGGGCACGAAGCTGGCCGATGGAACGATCGCATATGCAACGCTAGACCACACTGGCGTCTGGACGATTAAAGCATATTCGAAAAAGCAAAGCACGGTTGCATTCCATAATACCGTAACCCAAGCCGAAATCGATGCCGCGCCTGATTGGGTCAAGGCGATCAAACCTGTGGAGGTAACCGAAGATGAGCAATGAGACGAAGCGGGACGTGTTCGAGGCTGTTATTAACAGTCGGTGGCGTTTTCTATCCGGCAACACAAAAGGTGAGCCAACAGATGACGAATGTATGATGGCATATGATACTGCCATGCCAGACGATCTGCCGGTGATTCCGAAATCGGTAGGAGATGTGATTGTAAAACTCAAGCACAAAAGATTTTCCCTATCCGGAGCAATGTGTTACGCCGCGGTGGTTTCCTTAACCTCGTGGATGACGTTTGAACATGAGGAAGACTTCGCCAATGCATGGCTACTAGGTGTCTGGCGCGTTGAAGAAACCGGTGAAATCGTGAAATTGGAGACGGAGAAATGAGCCAACTGGAGAGGATTGATAAAAAATGAAATTCAAGATTGTGGGCCGCAATGGCGAAACCGAAATTAAGGAATTTAGTTCACAGTATGAAGCAGATTTATACTGCGAACGTATCAACTATGAGCGGTTGGAACGTCTTGGCTTGATTGAACACTTGAACGTACCAGCGATTGAATTTGAGTAGGAGGACTGATGGCGGTGAATGATAATCGAGTATGGGCCGAATGTAAAGACGGCCATACTAAGCTTGCAGGGCTGAACGCTGACAAGTTCACGATTGGTGAGCTATGCAAATGGTCTGGCGTTATCCTGACGGCGTTCATAAAGGATGCGGAGGCGTCGAAATGACATTAGTAAAGCTAGACAGCGGGGACTACATCAACACAATGTACGTCATCAAGACGATGACCGACATCGCCGGAAGTGTCGGCAAGAAAAATGGACAGCTTGTTTATTTGCTTGACACTGGCTATCAGAAAATCACTCCAGCAGATCGTGATCTTATCGTGGCTGAAATGAAATCTGAGCAAAAACTGCACAACTTAAAAATGATGGCATTACAGCGGGGGCTAATCGTTTGACCCGTTACCGCCTATACCGCCCAGAAAGTCGCGCACCCGGTGGTCGTGAGTATCTGCACCACGTCGTAACGTCCACAGGTGAGCGCCTAGCGGGTTTAGTGGAGCTACCAATACAATCTGGTGCGGTAGAGTTCGAGCCCGCACAGGCGGTTATATGGATGCATAAGGACAAACGATTGATTAAGGAGGAAGTCGAATGAAAAAATTATCAGTGTTGTTTGCAGGATTGATTATTGTGTTAAGTCTTTCAGGATGTGCTTCGTGGAATCGGATGACTAAAAACATCGGTTCTGATATGAACAATGGTCTGCCGCGTCGTATTCGAGTTTATAACGTCGATGGGAAAGTGATTTTTGACCAAAAAGGGAAGTTCGATATTGATTACAAAGACCACGACGTCCAGTACATTGACCAACAGAATCGTAAGCACAACATCTACATCGGTAGCGGAACAGTCATCGTCGATGAACTTAAGTAGGCGATTAATATCATGACGATTTAGCTATCCGCAGCTATCTGCCTAGTCGCATGGCGAGCGTGGCGGAGAGGGGTGATCTATTGATCAGTGATATAAGATTGGCCATCGCACATTGGTGGCACCAACTGTGGTGTCGGCACGATTGCCACTGGCACTTGGCCCATGTTTTTCCTGAGTTTTACTATCAAGAGTGCAACAAGTGTGGGAGGACGAAATTTTGAGCAAAAAAATAGCGCACCATCGCTGGCCCGCTGTAATTAATTCGACAACTAATTATATCATAAGGGAGAGTGGCAATGGTGCGGGCAAGTCAACGTTTTTCTAAGGTGGATCGGAACCAAACGGCCAAAAATGCGGATGAGGTGTTGTGCCAATACGCGCACCATAAGGCTATGGCTTCACGGTGGAGTGTGGCACTCCAATCGCCAGCAATGACGGGAATGCCACGGGTGGAATCGGTAGATAACGCTGCCGAAAACAAGATCGTGGGGCATCTTGACGATAAGCAGTTTGTAGCACAAGTGGATTACATTCTAAAAGAAGGCATGCCAATGACCGCGCACAACGAAGATTGGCCACGCCTGCTAACACTTTTGTACATCCGAGGGCTGGAGCCTCAATACGTGCAGGAACAGTTAGGACTGGAACATAGCGCGTTTTACGAGATGCGCCGGGATGCCTTGTGTTGTTTCGCTGAGTGGTGGCCACCATTTCCATCTGAACTGGTGGTGATGAAGCATGAATGATGACTGGATATATCGGCGCATGCTGATCTGGCGGCCGAGTACCAATGAACCAGACACATATGATCGTGTGAAAGCTGGTATCTGCCCAGGCGATTATGCACGCTGGAAATCTGGTGCAACTGGGGCGGTTGACCTAGTGGTTAATGATGGAGATGTCGTGCAGGTTCAAATTTCAAGCATCATTGAGTGTGAGCCTTTCGATATGGACAACTGATTTCTGGACCGGAATTTTTCCGGACAAACGCCGGACGAAATCCGCACGGGGTAGCAAGTAATATGGTATTGTGCCAATCAGCCAGAAGGAATGTCACTCCATCGGCAAAGTTGGGGGCAATAGATTGCCAAGGCGGTTGAAAACCCGTCACCTCACCGTGATAGGTGGGGACGGTAGTAGCTCAGAAGGAAGAGCACTTCGATGAAAAGATCGTGTCGCGGGTTCGAGCCCCGTCTACCGTATTGTCGGAAGCCTATCCGGAAAAAGGTTCCCCAAGCCTTATTCATTTCTCCAGTGGGTCGGTGAGTGGTTAAAAGCTATCGCCGATCATTGCGCGAGCACGCGACGCATGCTACATCAAAACTATTAAGTTAGAAGGTGCAGCCTCCCTTGATTTCTCATAGCGTGCAAAAGAGTTTTATTCTAGCGCGGCTCGGAAAACCCCGTTAGCACAATTTAATAAATGCGGTGTCTGACACCACCGCTAGGCCGTCCTTAGGTGAGGCGGCTTTTATTATGCAATCAAGGGGTGAAACCCATGACAAAAATGATTAAGACGAACTGCGGCTACATGACCGCCCAAGAGTGGGAGATGATCTGCCGTGTTAGCAAGCAAGAAGAACATCAAAAGAAAAAGGTCGAAAAGAATTCTGATCGGCATGGAGGTGTGGTGATATGTGATGGAACTAAGCAAGCGGCAGAAAGCATTCGCTGATGCCTATCTAACCAACGGAGGCAACGCTACCGAGGCTGCGAGAGCCGCTGGATATTCGCCGCACAACATTGGTGCCAACGCAGCGAAAACCCTAAAAAACCCTAAAATTCAAGCCTACATGAAACATCGACTGCAACCGATTGAACGCAAGGCTGATCTCGATGTTGATAAGGCAATTATCCACTTGCTTGATATTGGCATGGGTCGTGAGATCACTACCAGAAGCTCGACATATGACAACATTAAAAAGATGATGCTAGAAGATACGACAATGAAATATTCGCCAGGGCCTAAGCAGCAGGTCGAAGCTATTGAATTGTATTTGAAGTATAAGGGTATGCTCAGGAACTCAAGCAAGGAACTAGAAGACCAGCAGGTTGCCAAAGCTAAGGCTGACGTTCGCAAGTCCCAAGCTGAGGCTGATATTATGGAAGCCAAGGCCAAACGTGAAACGAGCGAAGACACAAGCAACATCACAATCAACATCAAACCAATTCAGCAAGACGGAGGCGATGACAATGAAGATTAATATCGATTTGGATTCAATCGTCCCCAAGGCTTATGCACCGCTTTACAATGACAGAACACGCTACCTGACATATAAAGGCAGTCGTGGATCGCGCAAGTCGTTCTCTGTTGCCGAGGATGTGATTATGCAGATCATCTTGCACCCTTACGTTAATTGGATCGTGCTTCGCCAATACGCATATACGAATAAGGACTCCACATATTCAACTATCCAGCAAGCAGCATTTAGGCTGGGCGTTTACGATCTATTCAAGTTCACGCTGTCACCACTAGAAATCACCTTTAAGCCAACAGGCCAGAAGGTGTTTTTTCGTGGCATGGATAAACCACTGGCCGTCACTTCATTGCAACCAACAACTGGTGTGCTCGCTCGTGCATGGTGGGAGGAAGCGTATGAGCTGAAATCACTGGACGCATTCAAGACCGTTGAAGAAACTATGCGTGGTGAAATAAGTGATCCTGATGGCTATTACCAGTCGATCATCACATTCAACCCTTGGAGCGATCAGCATTGGCTTAAGCGTGAGTTCTTCGATGAAGACACAAAGAACCCACGTTCTAAATCGTTCACGACCACATACAAAGACAACCCGTATCTGGACGATGACTATATCGAATCATTACAGGATATGGTTAAGCGCAATCCTAACCGTGCTCGTGTTGCCGTATATGGTGAATGGGGCATTGCCGAAGGGCTTGTATTTGATGGACTGTTTGAGCAGCGCGATTTCAGCATGGACGAAATAGCCACACTACCGAAAGCAGTTGGCCTTGACTTCGGGTTCAAACACGACCCAACAGCTGGTGAATTCATTGCTGTGGATCAGCAGAACCGTGTCGTGTACATCTATGATGAGTTTTACCAACAGGGAATGCTGACACAGCAGATTGCTGAGGCAATTGGGCAACATAAAGGCTATGGCTTGCAGATAACGGCTGATAGTGCCGAGCAGAGGCTTATATCCGAGCTGTCAGGTGTATACGGTGTGCCGAACATTGTAGGCGCAGGAAAGGGCAAAGACAGCGTCTCACAGGGTATTCAGTATATGCAGTCTTACCATTTCGTTGTTCATCCCCGCGTTAAAGGCCTGCTAGAAGAATTCAATACCTACGTATATTCAAAAGACAAGTTTGACAACTGGACGAACACGCCAGTCGATGCAAACAATCACGGGGTTGACGGATTACGCTATGCCTTGGAGCCGTTCATGTTCAGAACTGCCGGCCACTACATGAGCAACCAAGAACGCATTCAGACAATCAAAAATCTAGGATTGAGGTGACATGATGGAACCATTTGAAGAATCAAATTTACTATACCAGGAAGACATTGCGAACCTCACTCCGGA